GCCGACCAAGCCGACCTAGCAGCCGACCCAGCAGCCGACCTAGCCGACCAAGCCGACTCAGCAGCCGACCCAGCAGCCGACCCAGCCGACTCAGCAGCCGACCCAGCAGCCGACCCAGCAGCCGACCAAGCAGCCGACTCAGCCGACCTAGCAGCCGACTCAGCCGACCTAGCAGCCGACCAAGCAGCCGACTCAGCCGACCTAGCAGCCGACCAAGCAGCCGACTCAGCCGACCTAGCAGCCGACCAAGCCTCGGGCTGTGGCCCTCGGCTCGCGATCACCGCCCGAGCGGTCTTTCGAGCCTGTTCGATGGCCTCCCGGGCACGTTTGTCCTCGGGAAAGACCTTCTCAAAGTTGGGCAGCACCTTCTCTGCCTCGTCCGCTGCACGGAGCGCTTGCTGAGCAGCGAAGATCCGCAGCTCGACCGACACATCGACCGGTCCGGCCAGGATGGTGCGCTCAGAGGCCACGGCCTTGCTGCCATCCTCAACCACGGTCCCGGACAGACGAACGCGACAGAGGTACGCACCCGGAGCGTAGCCCAGGGCGTCGATCGGTTTCACGCTGGCGTGAAACCCGTGCTGGCAGAGAACGGGCTTGCCGTCCAGCTTGAGCTTCACCCCCACGGCGGGAGTCGGCGTTCCGTCCCGGAGTTGTGCCGGGTCGGCCAGAAAGTGCCAGCCGGTCATGGTCTTCACTACCGAGCCACCGCATTCACAGCCAGCAAGAGAGCCACAAAGAGGCCCACAAACAGCCAGACGTTTCCGTTGGCTAGCCAGCGCACAATCCGACGCCAGCGGGAAGGTTTGCGGACGTATGCCGCCATCCCGGGAGCCTCAGCGACCTTGCGGTATCCCGGCACCTCCAAGCGCCGCTCTACGTCACGCTCTGTCTGCCTCTGCGAGTAAACCCCAAGGGCTTTCAGTTGCTTGGCTGTCAGCCCTTCCCGGCTGCGGACAAAGGCGTCTACCGAATCGTGGGTCTCCATGTCGTCGCCCCAGGTGTTCACGCGCCCACCAGGGAGGAGGCCAGAAGCCGCACATCCGATTTAGCTACAAATAAGGACCGGAGAAGAGATGTCCTCCGGAGCTGATGACTTCCGTCAGTCCATCTCATGAAGCCGACTCTATCCCGACGTATCGGGGTTTGTCAAGTCTCTTCTGCTGGAAGATGTGCAAGTCCTCGTCCTTGACGAACCAGCGCCCTTCGATCTGAAGCGCCCTGATCTTGCCGGTGCGGCACAGCTCGATCACGTAGTCTCTATTCAGTTTCAGAAGCATCGCGACCTGTCGGGTGGTAAGCACAGGGGGATGTTACACCCTCCCCACGCTCCGCGACAAGAAAGTTTGCCCCCGACTGCGCGAGAAGGTCGAAGAGCAGATCCGAGAGAACTTCCCCGATGTGCTGGCGCCGATTCCAACCTACGATCCGATGCGGCCGTGCCCGAAGTGCGGGAAGAAGAAGGCCGCGACCAGCTGGATCACCGACAGGCTGCACCGCACCTGCAAGCGCTGCGGATTTGGATGGGTGGAACGGCCTCTCGGCCCCGAGAACGCAGAAGAGGCCCCCGCCGCCCAGTCCGAAGACTGAACAGCGAGGGCCAGGAGTTGGGGCAAACCCAGACGGAGTAGGTGAACCGCACGCAGCTTCTTGGGTGAAGGAGTTATCTGGGCTGCCCCGGAAAGAGAGCTAAGGGAGGTCGGCTTCGAGGGCCTGCTTGTAGTCGCAGTTGCCGCCTAGCATCTGCAGCGTCGAGGCGTGGATGCGATAGCAGCCGCCGTTGACGCCCCAAGCGGGGTCCCAGCTGTTCCAGACCTCGGTGATCGTCTTGTCGTACTCGATCACACCGTTGGTGGTCTGCGCGACCTGGACCAGCTCGTGGTGGACCGTCTCGTGACCGCCGGCTACTCCGGACTTGATCGCCGCTTCCAACGCTTCGCGTGAGCCGTCGCCGTCGACGAAGCCCTGCGAGTCTGGCTGCATCCAGGCGTTGAACCAAGGACTGCCCATAGCGACGGAGCCCACCTGGAGCAGGGAGAGCATCCCGTCCACGTTGGCGGCCGTCTTGTGGGCCTTGATCAGACCCAGCCTCTCTGCGTACTCCATCACGAAGAGCTCGGTAGAGCCGCAATCAGAGGGCGGCCACTCCTGGGAGGGGTCGCCCGTCTGGTCGGTGACCTGGTGGTAGAGCTCGATGGCGAACTTCTCGTCGACCGCCGGGTCGGTCCCGGACAGAGTGAAGGTCACAGGGAACCCCGAGGCCGCGATCGAGGCATCGCCGAGCACGATCCCTGACTGCTTCAGCCTTTCGCCTAGATGCCGGGTGAAGGCGTTGCAGGTGCATGAGCCGAGCGCGTCACAGTCGGCCGGCGCCCCCGGAACGAAGGAGGACACGACGATCCCTTGCTCAGAGAAGTCCTCCTGGTCGAGACAGGGCACGTCCGACGTCCAGCTGACCTCGTTGAGCTGCTCGCCCTGGTAGAGGTGCAGCGTCCGGAGGGACGGTCGCTCGGCGACCTGGATGCGCCCGAACTTGGTCGAGCGCGCTATGGAGTCAGCCACGCTTGGCCACGACCCCCGCCGCCTTGGCCAGCTTGGGCACACCGAGCACCGCCAGGACGCTGCCTACTAGAGCGCAGACCTCCAGGAACACGGCGGCGTCTGTGCTGAGTTGGCCGTTGTGGAGCGAACTGACCCAGGCAACGATGACGGATGAGCCACCGAAGATCGCGACGACCACCCCGTTGAACTTCTCCAGGAAGCTGTAGATCCCGGAAGGGATGGTGATATAGGTGCCGACGAAGAAGCTGTGAGCGATCACGCTCAGGCCGGCCAGGCCCCCCAGGACCGCCGAGACGAAGGGGTTATGGTGCGTCAGGGCTAGGACCCCGGCGTTGACCGCCAGGATGGCCGAAGCGATTAGGTACAGCGAGACTTTCTTCATGGTTTCCTCCTCGATTTCGTCTGGGATGGCCGGATGGGACACCCCTTCTTTCCAGGGCGTGGCCACTGGGTTACTTGCTGAAGGCGAGCTTGACCGGGCCGCTCAGGGTCGCCGTCGACGGGGTCTTACCCGCTGGCCCTGGCTTGCCAGGAGGGCCGGGCTCTCCGTCGGTGCCGTCAGACCCGTTAGTGCCGTCCTTCCCGGGCGCCCCCTGCAACTGGCTCAGGGAGGTTAGGACGATCAGGCTGTCGAAGTATTCCTGGGAGATCCCGTCGGCCGGGCCGTAGGCCGCCAAGCCGATGTTATGGACCAGGTCTTGCTGATCAGCAAAGGTCGTGATCGGGTGCTTGAACGGGGGGTTGATGACGTACTGGTCAGCGGTTCCAGCCGGGTTCTGTTGGATGAACATGTCCGCGTCTCCTCCTGGGGCTGGCGACGACCCGAAGACCGTCATTTGGTAATTGCTGAGATCGACGGTTAGGCCGCCGTAAGAGCCGTTGTCAGCCCACTGCCAGCCCATCGGCCGTGCGGGGATGGGCGCGGTTGCGTCGGACGGCCACGCGGCCGTCTGGGTGCCGTCCTCCGGATAGGCGGCGCCGATGTAGCAGGGATGACCATGCATCGCGTGGTTATCCATGACCGGGGGGTTGCCGTAGATTCCCGCGCCGCTCGTGGCCAGCCAGGGATCGACCCAGGCGCCGTCGCCGCGGATGCCGTTCTCGACGTCCAAGATGATCAGCGTGACGCCCATCGAGGTCGCTTCGTCGCGGACCCAGGCCGGGTCGTCGTCGCCACTGACGAAGGCGAAGGCGACGAGGCCAGCTGCTCGGATGGTGGCGAAGTCCGCAGCCGTCCAGGGGTTCTCCAGGTCGTCGCCAGCCTTCCCGATGTAGCCACCCCAGGCGACACCGCCGGCAGCCTTGAAGGCGAGTGCCTGAGCTGGGGTGGGCGCGGATGCGCTGTCGGCCACCAGGCCCACGCCGGCGGCAAGCATGGCCCGCAGGCTCTTGAGGTTGTGGACCGTCCAGACCCGGCTCATGGCTCCCTCGCCACGACCTCGTCGGGCGGACTAGGGACGGGCTGGTGCTCAGCGCCGGCCGTGGGGTGTATGCCCACCAGGTGCTCGATCTGCTTCACCGCTGCCTCGTCGAGATCCTTCTTGAGGTGGTGGCGAGTGTGGTAGAGCCAGTAGGTGAAGGGGATGTGAGCGAAGCTGAGCACACCCACGAAAATGATCGCTGCCTCGTACCAGGTGAATTTGCCCGCAATCATCGCCAGAACCGCTTGGGAATCCAGGGCGCGTGCCGCATGAACTCGGCCAGTTCAGCGATTCGCTCGTCATTGGCGTGGGCCATGGCCCGGAAGTTGCGGATGTAGCGCTGGCGTAGGCGCCTCACGGCTGGACACCGGAGAAGGTCACGACAGCTGCCCAGCAGCAGATCGCCGATCCGACCGTCGTCCAGTAGCCGTACTTGAGATAGATGTCGCTGGCCTGCTTGGCCAGCTGCTCAAGCGATTGATCCGGCTCGTTGACCATCTGGGGATCCGAGGCGTTGCGAATCGAGAGCCACGGCGGGGGGTTGGTCAGGTCCTCCTGGCAGACCAGGCCCAGGACCGCGTCATCCATCTCGACCATGCCTGCATCCGGGTCGTAGGTCCGCAGCCCGTAGCTGTTGGCCGAGTCGTCGAATGCAAAGAAGTCGGTGGTGAGGACGTGCTCACCTTTCTGGAGGGCGTCAAGCCCGATGACCCGGGGCTCGTGCGTAGCCACCGGGTCAAGCTCGGCGGCGTTCGCGTCCAGCAGCGAGCCGATGTCCGCATAGTTCTCGGCCACCGCCAGTTGCGCGCTGGCAGCGCAGACGTACTGCGAGTGAGCGAAGGGCTCTTTCCCAAAGGTCTTCTGGCAGTCGAAGTGGGACGTGTTGGTCACCAGCACGTCGCCCAGCGACTCCGAGGAACCGATCCCGCCGGCGGTACCGGTGGTGATGACCAGCCTCGGCTGGCAGTCCTCGATCATCTGCTTGAAGAGGGCTCGGATGGGCAGGGTTGCATCGTCGGTGCTGAGGTGCAGGTCTGACTTGGCGCAAATGACGACCGTTTGGTCGATCTGCGTCACCCAGTAGGAGGCTAGGCAGCGCGAGAACTTGGCCGGCGAGCGCTCGGTCAGGTGCTTCTCGAACTGCGCCCAGTTCTTGGTGTACCGGTTCCAGTCCTCGGCCTGGTGGCCGGGCGTCAGGGTGTCCGCGAGAGCGTGGCTCTCGGCCGTGGTGTAGGTGACGATGAGCACCTCGGCCTTGGGCAGCGATGCGTTCGCGGGGTAGGTCACGGTCGACGGTCTGGGCGCAAGTCCGTCAGGCCAGGGGAGCGAGTGCAGGTACGCGCCGACCGGCTTGGGAGCCGTGATGCGCTCGAGGACCAGGTCATCCAATGCAGAAACTCCCGATACAGAGGACTGGCGTCGGCAGCGGCTTGGGGCTCGGCGTGGCCGTTGGCTCACCCGAAGGACTGGCGCGGCTCTCACTGGGCGCGGGCGTCGCTGTGGAGTTACTGCCCGATGCCCTAGGCACGGTCAGCGGAGGCGGGCACGGCACTTCAAGCGCCTTGCAGTAGCGATCCAGCACGGCATCAATCGCTAGAACCCGATGCTGGAGATCCTGGATGGTCTCGCCGTCCCGGAGTATCTCGGCCTTGTGGAGCTCGATCAGTTGGTGGTTGGCGCGCGCCAACTCCACGCCATAATCGGACACAGCAATTGACTGACCGAACAACAAGCCTATGGCCAGGAGCGAGCAAGCGAAGGCGACAGCGGCGATCCGGAAAGTTAGGCGATCATGCCTGACGGCACCCTTAAGATCCGGCACGTCGAGCCCTCGAAGCAGGCTTCTGGATGTTGTTTGAGAGAGCCTTTGTTAGTGCCCCAATGGCTTCCATCAACTCGCTGTGATGACTACTCGACAGCTTGGCCAGTTCCGCGACCGCAGCCTTCTGGGTTACCTGCTCGCGGAGGACGGTGAGCTGGCCGGCCTGCTCTTGGTTCTGGGCCTTTAGCTCGGTGATCTGCTCTGTCTGGAGATCGACTGTCTGCTTGAGGACCTTGTTGTTGGTCTCCAGCTGCGCGATCGTCGCTTGGCCGAGACTCCCTCGGAAGTACGAAACGGCGCCGCCCAGGACGCCGAGAATGGCCAGCGCGTAAAAGATCAGTGAAACGTAGCTAGGAGATGAGCCTAGCGACGGCGCGACCGTCGTTAGAAGCATGAAATCTCCAAAGTGCATAGCTCCGGATAACGGGAAATATCGTGAGACTGGGCGGCAACATCAAGAGCGGCGCGAGCAACACATCCCCCTTCACGCTGGCCGCCGGGTACCGCCCGGCGGCGCAGGTCTATCTCACCAGCGCGTCAGACGTGAGCAACGCGCCGAATGTAGCCCAAGTCTCCATCACCACAGCCGGGGTGGCAAACGCGATCGCCGCCTCTGGCTGGTCAGTGGTGGTGCTCGATGGGATGACCTTCACGGTCGACTAATCGACTGTGTACGTGGCTCCGTCGAGGTTCACGCCCGTTCCCGCGCTGTAGAAGGCTGCCGTGACGCCGGCGGTGGAGACGGTGAACGATGCGCTGCCGGCCGCTCCGTAGGGGTTGACCGTCATGGCCACGGCAGCTAGAGGGCGGTACCCAACTGGGAGCGCGGTACAGGGCGCGGACCCGCTCGCACCTGTCTTGATAGACCCCCCCAGCCTCACGATATTCCCCGTTATCCGGTACCCAGCGACAGTGCCGGCAGCCCCAGGTCCACTATTGCTGACCCAGGAGTTGGAGTAGGAGAAGGCCAGCCATCCGGAATCCTGGGCACCCCCGATGATGTGCCAGTTGGTGCCGTCCGCCATCAGCTCGACGTTGGCGCCGAGTGCGCTCACCGGGATGGACGAGGCGCCCCCGGATCCGCAACCTGGCCCAAGGATGACGCCCGAACTGGCGGTGATCGTGTTGCCGCCTGCTCCGGAGTCCACCTTCTTGAAGGCGATGCAGATCCCGGCCGTGGGGGAGGGGAGGTCGAATGTGAAGTTCGACGACCCGTTGGTGATCAGGTAGAGGGTGCCGGCCACGCACGGGTTGACCCCGGCAGCGACAGCATCTGGATAGGTCACCATGTCCGCCAGCTGGTCCAGCTCGGTCCCAGTGAGGACCTGGCCGTTGGTGAAGGAGGGAGCGGCCATTCAGACTCCTAGTACGCGAGCTCTGACGTCCCCAGGACCCCGTAGACCGGGCTTCCGAGGACGAAGTAATTGAGGTCTTCCGCCGAGCCGAACGAGAGGTTCATGCGATAGGTCGAACCCGAGACATCGAAGTCCCAGCCGATCTGGTCGATGTAGGAGAGGAGCTCGATCGTGGTCGGGCTGCCGGATCCGGGGGGAGTGCGCTTGACGACGCATACCTGCGGGATGTCCAGCGCCGCCAGCTGCTGCAGCTGCGCGATGTCCATCCCGGTCAACTCCAAGGTCAGCGCGTCGAATCGCACCTCGGGCTGGCAGTAGAGCGAGAGGACCCAGTTGCAGAGCGCGAGCACGTCCGCGTCGGAGTTGTTCTCGATCGACGGGAGCTGCAAGGCCCGCAGGAGGTAAGCCTCCTGGCTCTCGGCGTTGTTGGCGATCTGGGTGATCGGCTCGTCGTCGGAGTCGAGCTGGTCGCTGTTCCTAGTCCCCTGGACCTGGTTGTAGAGGAGCAGCACGGCCGAGACGAGGCTGATTCCGAAGTAACCGAACGCCCCCTCCTCGATGTCCGCGGCGAGGTCGGAGAAGGTCGCGTAGACGGTGCCAGCGGCCAGCTGGCGGATGATCGCGTACCGATCAAGGAAGGTGAGAGTGCCTGTCCGGTCGACGAAGAGGAATCCCCACTCGGAGTCAGCGACCGTCTGCAGGTCGTCGAGGGCGACGTCGCCGTCGGATCCGGCAGAGTTGGCGCCGAACAGATTGGCTTGGAGCAGGGTGTTCCCGGCCGCGATGTTCATGTCCGCCGGGAAGCCGGGGACGTTGTCGTTGATCAGGTCGAGGATCCGCTGGCCGGTCAGCTCCTCTGATGCGGTCCAGTTGTTGATGTAGGCGTTGGCCAGGATGCAGAAGGCGTCCTGGGCCTTGACGGGGACCGTCGCCGTGCTCGGCTTCTCATAGCCGGGGTTGTAGTCGCTGACGTAACCGCCGAAGACCTGGATCCCGCCGACGTAGATGTTGACCGGGGCCCGCGGCACAATGCCCGGGTAGTAGGGCGAGTCAATATTCAGCGGGTCGAAGCGGCGGTCCTCGTTGCGGAGCGAGAAGCTCGCCGATCCAGTCGTGTACTGATCGGTCTCCCGCGAGCGGCCGCGAGATACCGAGATCTGTCCGCTGCACCACTGGGTGACATCGACCCAGTCGGTGCCGCCGAGGGTGTACGTGGCGCTTCCGAGCACTCCCTTGACCGGGTCGCCGAGCACAAAGTTGTTGCCGTTCGGCGTCGAGGGGAAGCCGATCTCCACCGCGACGATGCCGACCGCCTGGGTCCACTCAATGAGGGCCCACTGCGAGACCACCCCGAGGTTGGTCGTGGCCTGGACGTAAGCGATGAAGTTGCCGAAGTTCGGCACGCCAACAGGAGCGGCCGACCGAGCGGATCCGGCGAGGGCTCCGCTGTTCCAGATGTTCGGACCGCTGCCCGGGGAGAAGCCGCCGGCCGCCACCTGCGCGGCCGAGTAGATGATGACCTGGGTCGAGGCGATCGTCTGCCCGGTCGGGACTGTGACCGTCCACTCGACGGTGGGATTCGCCTCGGTGTTTGCACCAGATGGCGCAGTGACCGTGACTGTCGGGGTCGGAACGACGCCCTGGCCAGTGAGCGCCAGGTGCCCGGTGCCGCTCGCGGTGACAATGACCTGCTCGAAGCTCTGGTCCGGCCCGTAGCTGGTGCCGACCTCGTTGCTGGCACAGGCTCGGAAGTGGTAGAGCGTGTTGGGCGAGAGCCCGGTGATGGCTTGGCTGAAGTCCGCATCGGACGTCCCGCTGCCTAGATCCTGGTTAGCGGTGGTGTTGCCGTAGCTCTCGGTTGTCCCCCACTCGAAGAAGCCCTGGGTGTCAAGGCCGTTCGGGACCGCATCCCCCTCAAGGGTGGCAGTCGTGCCGGTGACGCTCGTGGCCGGGTCGGTATTGACCGTGGGAGCGTCGGCCGGGGTGAAGGTGATGGTCGCGCCGATGGCACCGGCTTGAGTCCCCGGGGAGAGGGTTGTGGGAGAGCTCGACTCCGTGCTCTGGACGTACTCGGTGCCGTAGCCGGCGCAGCTCCAGACCACCGAGTCAGCGGGCTTGCGCCACCAGCCGATGTAGATCGGCGTGCCGGCAGCGACGAATACCCCATCACCGGTGTCGGTGTTCCAGTCCTGAGAGCCGACACCTTCCGAGGCCGCTGGGATCGTGACCCCGTTGCCCTCAAAGAGCAGCGCACCATCGCCGGCCCAGACGCAGCCCACGCCAGGGACCGTGCCGCCATACCCTCCCGCGTAGAAGTTGACGGCGGTGATGTAGCCGTCCTCGGGCATCTCCCCGAGGAATGCGACCTGCGTTTGGGTGTTCTCTTCACTCAGGTACCAGTCGCTGAAGGTCGGCTGGGACCCGTACGTGGCCACCCGAGGTTACCCCGTCGTGCGGATCGGCACGCTTCCGTGGGATTGCATGTAGAGCTTGAGGGCGTTTACAACCGCCTGGCCGTCATTCGAGGTGACGTTGATGTTCACCTGGGAACCCCCGCCACCTGCTGCAGCTACCTGCTGCTGCTGGTTGACCACGACCTCACCCGCATGGAGATATGCCAGGCCATCGCCGGTCACCATCCCGCCCGTGGCGAGCGTGGGGATCTTGGGCAGCGAGAACTTGTCTCCACCAATCATGGGCACCCACCCGGGGATGGAGAAGCTGAGCTTCCCCAGGGTGTTGTTCCAGAGCGTGGCCACCAGGTTGAATGCGTCCCGGAAGGGCGATGTGATGGCGCTCGCCAGCGTCCCAAAGGCATTCTTGATGGTATTGGGGAGGCTGATGAAGAAGTTCACGATGGGGTCGACCAGCCCGGTCTTGATGCTTGTCCAAACACCCTGAGCTGTGGCCACGATCGCTCCCCAGACCTGGTTCCAGTGGGTCACCAGGAGAATGATTCCAGCCACCAGGAGCGCCACGCCGGCGACGATCGCCACGATAGGCCAGGTAAGTCCGAGGGTCGCCGCCGCGGCAGCGATCGTGTTGACGGTATAGGCCGCCATCGCCACCACGAGCGCTCCACCGATCACTCCGGCGAGCGCTCCTAGCACCCACATGTGCCCAGTGAGAAATCCCATGAATTTCTCCATCGGGGGAAGGAGGACCTCGCCAACCTTGACGCCGACATCTTCCACGTCCTTGCCGATGATCTTGAACTGGTCGCCCATGTTGTCCATGGCTTTGCTGGCAGCCGCGGCGGTGGAGTTGTGCTTCGCGATCGCTGCAGCCGACTTCTCATAGGCAGCTGGCCCTGCCTCGATCGTCGTGAGCATCTTCTGAGCCGCCGTCGTGCCGAAGACCTGGCCCACGGTGGCCAAGGCCTGGGCCTGGCTCATCCCCTGGATCTTGGTGTGCAGCTGGGTGATCACCGAGGCCATGCCGACAAACTTGCCCTTGGCGTTGTCGACCGTGATCCCCATCGTGGCGAGCTTGGTCTGAGCCGTCTGCACGGCAGCACCAGCCGAGGCGAACTGACTAGCCAGGTTGTACTGGGTCTCACCCAACCCCTGGGCGGCGGCGTCGAAGGTCGTGTAAGACATTGCCCCCGACTGGTACTGACTGACCAGGCTCTGGAGCTGAGGCGACATCTCTTTGTAGATGGCGCTCTGCTGCTGCTGGGCCTGGGTCACACCCACCGACGCCTTCATCAAGGTCGCCATGGCGGTTGATGCAGCAGACAGTCCCTGGCGCCCTGACTCACCGTGCTTTGCTAGGTCCTCGAGCAGCGCACCAACCTGGGCCAGGGGGGGCGTGGCGACGCCCAGCTGAGAATGCAGTTTGGTCACAGCCTTGGTGACCGCCTCCAGTCCGGCACCGGTCTCCTTGCCGGCGTTGTACAGGATGTTCGAGGCGTTGGTGGCCCCGGCCGCCTTGATGCCGTAGAGCTGCATGGTCGTGCCCAGCGAGCTCGCCGTCGTGTTCAGGTCCTCGCCCGTCGCTTCTGCCAGGTCCATCGCGGCCTTCATCACGCTGGTCGCCTGCCCGGCATTGAGCGCCTTCCCTTGCACCGTGGCCAGCTGGGCCGCGACACCCGCGTAGGCCTGGGCAACCTGTGTCCCCGAGTAGATCGTCCCCTGAGCGCTGTTGAGGAAACTGTCTCCGATCGTCTTGGCCGCCTTCTGCGAGATCCCGGCGTTGGCCGCAATCGAGTTGGTCGCCTTGTCGAACTCGTCGGCGAGATGCATGGACTCTGCCGCCGCTCCAGCTGCCGCGACCGCGACGCCGATTAGCGCTACCTTGCCGACCGACGAGAGCGCGGATCCGAACTTCTGGCCCTTGGTGTCAGCCTCCTCGAGGTTCTGGCCCATCTTGGTTACGGAGCCAGAGAAGGGAAGGCCCCAGTTGGCCATGGAGTTACCGAGACGCTCGAAGACGTTCCCCGTCTTGGCTGCGGTCTCGCCCATGACCGCCGAGGAGTCCGCGGCAACGGCGTCCGACTCTTCAGCCAGCGCCCCGATATTCCGCATGGCTGCCGCGGTGTCGGCGGTCACCATGACGCGCACGAGGCGATCGGCCATTGTTAGACCTCCAGGGCCACGTCGAAGGCCTCGCCAACTGCTTCGTCGACCAAGGCCTCAATCACTTCGGCTTTGTCCTTCAGTGCCGGCAGCAGGAACGGATGGCCGATCTGAGTCACCCAGACGTCCTTGTTCCCGAACACTGGGTGACGCCAGGCGACACCCGACCCCCTGTTTCCCTTTTTACCCATCTCCTCTAGGCCCGAGAGGGGAGCCTTGGTCGCCACGACGGAGACCGACAACGTGGACATCCGCACCTTGATGGAGGGCGGAATGGTCTCGGAGAAGGAGGCGTGCTCTTTCGCAGAGTCGGCGACGAGCTGCCCAATGCCACGCAAGCGCAGCTTCAGGCCCGCAAAGAGTTCAGGCTCGACACGGCGGAATCCACGAGCCAGGCTATGAAAATCGGCCAGGTCGATCGTTAGGCCGCCACTGCGTACCGTCGCTGTGTTGGCCACTCATCGCCTCCCGTAGATGTCGTCCACGTTGATGAATACGTACGCCAGCATCAGGTCCGTGAGCGCCGGGTCGAGCAGGGTTTGAGGCGGAATCCCTGTGATCGCGCTCAGTCGCGCGATTGAGAAGCCGACGCTCTTTCGGTCAAAGGGAGGTCTTCCTCCCAGTCCTCCACCGTGTCCAGGTCGGCGAGCCAGTGCTCGTAAGTGCCCTGGTAACCGGCATAGAGGCGCTCACACTCGTAGGCGAGCCACGTCACTCGGGACGCAGGCAGATCTCCGATCGCCTTGCCCATCGAGGTCTTGAATTTCTCTTCAAAGTTCACCATGGCCAGCGCGCGGCATGGCACTTCAACGACGGTTCCGCCGATCTTGTGGATGAAGAACCCCGTCCTCTTTGGACGCTCTCGACGCCGGTCCTTGCCCGACCGCCGGTCCTTGCCCGGCTCTCCCTCCCAGCCCTCGACACCTGGCATCAGACAGTGCCCGAGGTGAGCTTGGTCACTCCGCCAGAGACGGGCCAACTGACCGAGCTCTTCGCCAGGTCGCCGACCTTGCCGTTGATGGGATGCCAGCTGTTGATGAGCGCCGAGAACAAGTAGCCCGGGTTGGTCGACGACATCGTCCCCGAGACGGGCACGATTGCGACGGCCACGGTCGTGCCGAGCAGGGGATAGATGGTTGCCTCAACCGCGGAGAGCGCCCAGTCTTGCTGGAAATCGAGGGTGACCTTGTGGTCGCCAAGCCCCGCCTGGCGAGTCTTGGACCCGCTGCCGAATGCGGTCGTGTCAGTGTCGGCGTAGGCCTCTTCCAGGTCCACGGTGTCAACCCAGGCGCTGAGGTCAACGGAGTTGACCACCACCTGGACTGCGATCAGGTTCATCTTAGCCATTGGGTTTCGGCTCCTTGTCCTTCGCCGGTGGGTCCGGCTCTTCCGCTAGATGCCCGGCCTCGATGAGGGCGGGAACGTTCAGGCCTTGCAGGTCCTCGGGGGCGACCAGCTCGCCCTTGGGCTTGACGAAATTCGCCGATAGGACGCGGTATTTCATGCGATAACTTCCACCTTGAACGGCACCATCAGATAGACCGCACCCGAGGTTCCGATGTTGAGTCCCGCAGGAGGACCCGATTCGACGCACACGCAGTCCTGCACCACGCCTCCTAGCGACCGTGCCAGGCTCTCGTCCTTGGTCTCCACCGCAGAGGCGATCGACGAAGGCCCCTCCGCGGACATGTAGGCCTCCATGGCCAGGAGCGCGGCGCGATCGCTCGCCCGGGCCAGGATCAGATGCACGTCGAACGAGTGGGGGACATTGCCGCGACCCATGGCCGCGTGGTACTCAACCTTGCTGATTCCAACCAGCAAGACGGGCGGGTTCACCGGGTCCCTCAGCTCCGTGAGATAGCGGATCGGTTTACCCGCCGGGGTTTGGCAATTGGCCGAGATGGTCTGTCCGATCGCCGTCGCGATTGCGGTCACCGTCGCAGTCAAAAGACTGGCACCTCGTCGCGCCCGTAGGGAATCAGCAGCCGTTCTGCCGTGGGGTGCATGGTCGGCCGGAGTCGAAGGACGCCTGACTCGCCGAAGGCGGTGGCGCCGAAGGGCACGTCGCCGGCCTTAAGGAGCGAGATGGTCTCGTAGATGCAGGCTCGCTTGACCGGAACCGGCACGTAGTCCCAGCCCCACTGGGCGGTGATCTTGACCAGGGCCTGGACGTAGGGCCGGGGATACGCGATGCCACCCCAGATCGGGTTGTACTGGGAAGCCACCATCTGGTAGCGCTCCCAGGGCCACCGCTGGCCATTGAGCCTGCCGTTCAGCGGCTCGAGCTGGAAGTCTCCACCGGTCAGGGAGCCGTCCTCGTTCTGGGTTGGGTTCTCGAGGACCGTGGAGAAAGTGCCGTCGCCGGCCATGTCCAGGGCGATCTCGAGGCCGTTGAGCGTCATCACGTCCTCGGGGAAGAGGACCTCCCAGGAGTTGAGAGCGGTCATGATGTGGGCGTAGACGGTCGAGGTCTGCCAGAAATGCCTCCCGCAGTACTGCTCGATCTCTCGACTTGCCGCCTCGATGCACATCGAGAGCTGGTAGTCGTCGCTGGTGTCATCGACGCTCATCGCCGTCTTGACGTCGGTAAGCGAGCACAACGGGTGCGGGATGTTGTAGCTCAAGGGGCGCTCCTAGAAGGGGAGTTCGTCGAGCGTGAACTGGTCCTGTCCGTTGGCCTGGCAAGCTCCAGTGCCGGCCGCCTCCCACAGGACATCGCCGACAGCCATTCCGGTCGTGTCCAGGTCGCCGGTGTAGACGCCGGTCGAGACCTGCGTTACGTCCTCGAGCGCCGTGACCGTGGTGGTCCCAGCCGGCGAGTACTCGATGGTGACGGCGCCTGGATCCACTAGGTTGTTTTGGAGGTCGTAGAAGGTCGCGGTGAGCGGGATCAGCGAGCCGACCGTGTACTTGGACTGCGGGGTCGAGAGGACCACGTAGCCCGGCGTTGCGGTCATGCGGCCTCCAGGAGGATGTCGCCGGTCGGGAAGTTGATCTCAGCGCCACCGGGCACGACGATCGTGCTGGTGAGTGATCCACCGCGCTGGTACGTGCCTCCGGACGACGCTGTCCAGATGCCGAAGTAGGGGTACGTCCCGCCCACGGCCGAGGCCCAGGTCTGAGCATCGGTCGATGCCTGGCTACCGCCGGAGGAAGAGCCGAACTTGATCAGCTGTCTTCCCTCGGAGCCCTCGTTGGCGCCCGTCTGGCCGGGATCGGCCTTGTGGAGGCTCATGTAGTACGAGGTGCCCGAGACGATGATCGCGTTCTGGGCAGCGTCCAGCGCCGCCGATGAGACGTCGCTCACCGAGCCAGGACCAGCTGCGGCCGCTTCTCCGGATGCCGACGCTGGTCACGGTTGGGTCCACCGGCGAACCGGGCCAGGCGGGACTGGAAGAGCTTGCCATCCTCGACGGTGTGCGCCTGGCCGAGCTGGTAGACCTCGTCCATCTCGGACTTGCCAACCATCGGGTGGAGGTGCTCGACCTCGGAGGCCAGAGCAGCCTGAAAGACTCCGCGCTGCACGGCTACCTTGCAGATCTCGTCGTCGACGTACCAGTGCCGGTAACCCTCGTGGCAGACCACGCCCGGGCCGTCCCATGAGGAGCCGAGTTCGTCGACGTAAGCCCGGGAGATCATCGGATGGGTGGCGTGCTCGCCGCGCATCACCCGCGCATTGGCCAGGTCGTTCGTCCCGACCACCATCGCGTTGTAGCGGCGAGCGATGTCCTGGGCGTGGTCGAGCCACCCGGGCCGGAAGCGGACGTCGTCACCGACCAGGAGCACCCACGGGGCGGCCTCGATCGGAGGCGTGGCCAGGTAGCGGAAGGCATGGTTCACCTTCTCAGAGAAGGTCCCGGCGTGAGGGATCAGCCGGCCGCCGCGGCTCCGGACCTCCTCGGCTTCCTCGTCGTCATCGGGCTCGGTGACGAACCAGGCTCTAGCGAGTCCGGTCGATGCGCGAAGCGACTCCATGAGTGGCTTCACGTTCTGCGGCCGGTGGAGCACTGGCACGATCACGTCCACTTCTTCGGTCGCGGGCGGGGCGAAGAAGCTCTGCCAGTAGTCCTCCTCGGCCAGCCAGCGATGCTTGAAGTGGGTCGTCCTGATCCCGGTGTGGATGTGGAGCGGGATCTCGAGCTGCCGGCAGCGGTCGAAGAAGGAGATGTCCTCGCCCTGCATCTCGCCGCCGGCGTCCGGAATCCTCGTGAACCACTGGTCGCCATCTCTCGTCTGGATCCGCTCCAGCACAGACCGGTGGATTACCAGCACCGCGCCCCCTGTGGCCCCGGCCTGAATCAGCGTGTTCACCGGGTAGTGCAGCCGGCCGATGAATCGGTAGCTGCCGTCGTCCTTCTGGGGATGCGGGCGCCAGTCGAAGATGGTGGGAGTGGGGTAGGTGCGGAATCCGTTGCGCCCATCAGGGACGGCCTCGCGCTGTGAGAAAGCCAGGCCCCCGACGATCGGCCGCTCCTTGGGATCCGCCACCGAGAGCAGGAGGTCGAGCAGGATCGGCTCGAACCCCATGTCCGCGTCGAGCATGAACAGCCACTGAGCGTCGCTCTTGAGCACTTGCTGGCAGAGCGAGTTCCGCGCGTCGGGGATGCCCATGATCGGGGCCCTGACAGACACCCAGTGCCGGATCCGGCCCTCGTGGGCCATGTCGTAGCCGAAGAGGTCGAAGAGCGACTTCTGGAAGGTGGCTGCAGTGTCGTTCCCATGCAGGTAGCCCATCAGGACGTCGTGCTTCGGCCCATTCACCACGAGCTGGCCGACTCCGGCTGAGGGGTGCGCCGGATGTACCCACGCTTCTGCCCGGGTGCGGCAACGGCACGCTCGACCGGTGCATCGTCGGGTGTGGTGGGCGGTCCGTCGGAGTGGAACACGTCTGGCGTGTCCACGAAGTGCGCGGGCCACCGCTTCACCAAGGGGTCCTCTGCTGCCCACGCCTGTCCCTTGAAGACCCGGTAGGGCAGTCCATTGTCGAGTTGGAGCAGGGCGCCGTCGCGCGCAAACACAATGTCTTTCGCCAAAGAGATTCCCTCCTCTGAGAGTCCCCCAAAGGGCGCCCGCCCGAAGGCGGACGCCCCGAGAGGGGGGGGCTAGACTGGCGGCCGCCCGTCCGGGGGGAAGGGCGGCTTTGGTAGCGGAGCGGGGAAGTTGGCCACGAGAGGGTCAGCCTCCGTTGGACAGGACCCGGAAGGGGTTGCTGTCCAAGGCGTTGTGGCCGTATCGGCTCCAGGCCAGCCACGCGCGCTGACCAGTGGGACGGCCGGTCGTGGGATCGAACAGGTGCTGCACCTGCTCGACCACCATCCCCGCTCGCTGCACGATCAGGAACTTCGAGAAGTCTCCGAGCACGCAGTACTGGGTGACGGTGGTGGTCGCCGTGCTGTAGGTCGGCGCGTAGTCCGAGAGGACCACTGGCCGGCTCACCAGCTTGTCGACGCCCTGCGCGGTCAGGTCCTGGGTGAAGTCAGAGAGCGCCAGGTTGTTGCCGAACGCTCGGATGACCGACTCGGTCGTCACGTTCATGACCCAGCTCGACCGCTGCCGGAACAGCTCACCGAGAGAGCTCCAGCAATCGCGGATGTCGATCGCCCCGAGGGTCCCCAGGGTGGTCAGCGTGACCTCCTTGCCCGAGGTGCCGTTGGCGCAGTTGCCACCGGAGGCCTTGAGCGCGGTGAAGATCCCGGTCGGGTAGCTGCTTCCAGAACCGGTCATGGTGCTCTGGGCGAGCAGGTTGATGTACCCCTGCTCCAAAAGGCCGGCCATCTCCTCGGCGAAGCCGGGGTAGTCCTCCCCGATCTCGAAGGAGTAGGGGATGAACCCATCCGCCCGGTAGACCGGGATGGTGGGCTGGGCCAGGGTCGGGGTCTTGTCAGCGACAACGCTCGCTTCCTGGGTGATCTCGAAGGTCAGGCCGGTGGAAGTGACGCCCTTCCACTGATCGGTCGTGATCGTGACCACCTTTGAGATGGCCATGATCGGAGCGTCGAGCGCTCCTGAGGTCAGGACGATGGTTGGGTCGATCAGGACCGGGACGCCGTACCCGCCTGCGGACATGGTGCCCTCAGACGCAGCGCGCCGCTCCAGCTCGCGGTAGGCCGAGATGGCTCGGGCCTCGTCAGGCTCGAAGACCGTGTCTCCGCCGAGGCCCTTCATGAAGGCCCGGTGGTAGGCGTCGGACTCAGTGATGATCGCCCGCTGGGCGATGTAGTCCGAGTCCAGGTTGGCCGACTTGCCCGCTCGGAGCAGCCGGTCGAATTCGTCCATCTGCCGAGACGAGAAGCGGTAGCGCTTCTCCGACTCCTCGACGATCTTGAGCGCCGCGTCCCGCCGTTCGCTGCGAGCCTCGGGGCGTGCGTCCCTGAGGTCGATCTCGAAGGGGTTGCGACTGTTGTGCTGCGCCGGCGCGCTGAACCCGTCAGTGCGTCCGGTCGCAGCTCCCTGGAGGGCCGCCACCTTCTGGGCACGCTCTTCCAGCTGGCGCAGCTCCGGCAGCGCCGTGTCGGCCTCGGCCAGCACTTCCTTGAAGCGCTTCTCCTCGTCCTCGGTCAGGGCCGGAGCCTTCTTGTCGGCTGCGATCTTGTCGTCCGCGGCATCCGCCTCGAACTTGGTCTGCTTGTCGGTGAGACCACGCATCTCGGCCTGAAGGGCCAGAACGCGCTTCCTCATCTCCTCGAGAGTCATGGCTTGAACTCCATAAGCGGGTGTCGCTCGGCTTGACGCGCGAGCATTCCTGCGGCCCTGGAGCCACCACTGGTCGGCTCATCGGGTTCGGTCGCCGGGTCGGCTGCGCCAGCACGGCTGCGCGCGGCCTCAATCGCCTTGTCGACGTAGCTGAGGCTCGACCGCTTTGCGAGTTGCAGAGCGAACCTCGGGTCCTTGAGCAAGTGCTCGATGAATTCATCGGTGCCCGACCTGACTCCTGCCGTGGCGCTGGAGCTGGCCGGGAAGGTGACAGGCCCGAACTCGTAGACGCGGGCCTCATTGACCGACCTACGCGGCAGGCTGTCGGGGTTGTCCTGGGTCGGCCGAGGCTTCATATCCCAGGTGTCGTCGGTGGCCGAGAAGGCCATCGAGGCGCCCAGCATCGACCCGGACCGCTTGCCATTCATCAGGCGTCCTTCCAGGAGAGGAAGGACCTGGTCGCGGTTGTAGTCCGTGTCCAGGAGGGGCACGCCGTATTCGGCTCCCTCGCCAGACCCATCGAGGGTCTCGATCGGCCCAAGCGGCTTGTCGCCGATCGACGGGTCGAAGCCGTGGTTGAAGCACACGCGCATCTGCGAGCGGTGCTGGGCGATGGTGTTGTCGAACGCCCCGGGCATGATCCGCTCCATGAACGAGCCCTCGAACATGGAATCGACCCGGTACCACTTCAGGTACTTGGAGAAGTGGCCGTGAAGCTCGGTGCCGTCGCCGTCGGCTTGGGCCCGGAGCTCCACTGCCCAGGGCATGAAGGCATCGCGGATCTCGCGGCCGAGCGCGGGGGCTGCCGACTTCAGCTCCGGGACATCCTTCTTGGCGTCCTTGAGGTGCGCGGCCAGGTGGTCGTAGACGCCCTGGACGTCGGCTTCTGGAATCACCGTGCCGCCGCGGCCACCGTTGAGCACACCGATCCCAGCCGAGCAGGCGCTGGTGTTGGCGGCGCCCACCTTCCCATCGCTCACGTCGTGGTGAGGGAACTTGTAGGCGGACTTGGTATCCGGGTCCGCCTTGGGATCGACCCAGGCGTACTCCTGCTTGTAGAGGGCCTCGCCATCGTCGTTCGGCAGCGCCTTCTCGGCGGCCGGGCCATCCCAGGAGCCGGTGTCGGTCGCGGTGTGGTGGACCGCGATGGCTGAGCGAAGTTTGAGTTTCACACTGGTTCCTCATCGGCAGCGGGAGCTTTGATGCCCTTGCCCTTGATCGGGACCGGGGCGATGGGTATGGTGTCGTCCTCGGCGTCCTTGGCCTTGATGGGCTGCATCTGCACCGAGATCAGACCGGTGTGCTCGAGGTAGGACCAGTCGCCGGTCCTCACCGCCAGCACAGCGGTATCAGGCACGAAGCCCGAGTTGATGAGGTTCAGCAGGGTCGCTGAGTCGGCCTGCCGAACCTCGGCGGCGTCCTGCATGTCGGCCTGGAGAAAGGATGTCTCCCGGTCGTCGTACCAGAGCTCCACTCCGGCCTGGAGCGGGCCCAGGAGGGTCTGCAGCGCCCCACAGGCAGAGCGCCAGTTGGGCCGGATGATCCGGTCGGAGAAGTTCCTGCGAGCCGAGGCGTAGTTGCCGGCGTTGAGCGCCGACCCTTTCAGCCCCTCCGAGATTCCCATCAAGGATGGTGGGACGCCGGCCGCCGCGGCGATCCGCGTCTCGCCGGCGGACTGGACCGCGTCCATGGCCAGGTCGGAGAAGTTGGAGCCGACCACCTTGGCATCGACGCCGGCGCCGAGGTAGAGGCTCTTGAAGCCGGACTGAGGACCGGTGTGGCGGCCCTCGACCTTCTCCATGAACCGCCGCAGCGCGTCCTCGCCGATCGGCTGGGTGAAGGAGAAGACGATGTTCGGTGTCGCCGCGTTGGCCAGGAAAGCGTGCTTGTAGTCGCTGAGGTCCATGTCGGCAACCACGTCCGGGAGCAGGCTACCGAGCCAGGAGAGTCCCCTGAACTCGTGGTTCGGATCCGGCTGCGGCCGGTAGTGAGCCACCTCGTCCGGCATGAAGGTTGCGACCGTGTGCTTGGAGCGGTCCTCGACGATGTACCCCAGCAGCACCTTGCCATAGGGCTTGCCGGTGATGACGTCGTCGACGTCGCCGGTCACGATCTTCACGCACGGCGGATCGAGTCGGGTCAGGCGTTCACCGGAGTTGACCCAGTACGAATTGCCGAAGAGCGAGCCGTCGACCTCCATCCGAGAGAAGAGGTCGGAGGTCGTGCCCTGCGGCCAGGGGGTCTGGAGCAACGAGAGGGTCTGGTCGGTGTAGAGAGGCCCGACCTGTCCCTTGAGTCGGCGGCGATAGGCCAGGCGAACGTCGGAGAAGACCAGCTGGCGGGCCATGATGCAGGCGGCGACGATGGGATTGCGCTGCGCCATCAGCGCCGTCATCTCGACGATGTTTCCGCCCGGGATGACGTAGGAGACGCCGTTGTAGCCGAACTGCTCCCACAGTCGGAGGTAGTCCGGCATCGAGAGTTGGTTACCGGTGGCCCTCACCTCGGACCGGCGCCGGATCAGATCAGCCAGCAAGTCTCAACTCCAAGGCCACGCCGATCGCCAGCAGCCCGATTCCCAGCGAGAGCAAGCCGACCCAGGGCTGCCACCACGCCAGAGCTCCCGAGACCACCAATACTCCGAGTCCCTGCAGCAGAGTTGCCGCATGGGCTCGAAGCTTTTTGATCTGGTTACCCCGTAAACACCCAGACGTCCTTGGCCTGAGCCGCCTTGTCGAACGCCATGGTTAGAGCGACGAGAGGGGAGATGTCCGCGGCGCCAGTCCGGGACCAGGTCCAGGTGTCGAGGATCACCCGCTTGCTCGCCGCCGCCCGCGCCTGGTCCAGCGCTGTCGAGCGCAGGATCTGCACCGTCCGGTCGGCGACGGCGTCATAGATCCGGGCACACGCTTTGGCCATGTCGGGCGCCTGGTACTCGATGCACATCACGCCTTCGAGTTCGATCTCGGACTTGAAGAGCGCCGCCGGGCCCTTGGCGTCGATGACCACCCGCGGGTAACCACCCTTGGACCACTTGAGCGCCAGCTCGATTGCTCGCTTGGATCCCGCTACGGGGGAGAGGCCAGTTTCGACCAGCTCGCACTTCCCGGTCGTGTCAGCCACCGCGATCGACGCTGAGGATCTCTCAGGGTTGACGTCGAGCGCGAAGGTGACGGCGGAGCGGTCTAGGTCGCCCTTCTCGGGCCACTCGTCCACGCAGACCAGGTTCCAGAGCCCAGGAGGGATGACCGCCTCTTCGGATGAGGTCCATTGGTTGAGCATCATTCGTCGGAAGAGCGACTCCGTCGAGGTGGCTCGGATCTCGGAGATCTTCTTCTCGGTGATCGTGTGCCCGAGCGCCGGCATGCACGACCACCAGGTCTTGGGATCGTCGATGTCGGCCTCGTCCGGGGCCGACCACTCGAAGTAGGCGATTCCTTCGCGGTCGCCTGCCGCCACGGCGGCGCGGCCCATCTCGACCTGACGGCGCAGATAGACCGAGCCCTCGTCTCCCGCGGTGGAGATGACCCAGGTCTGAGTGGACGGTCGGGTGATGAGGGATGGGATAAGGGCCTGCTCGCGCCGATCGTCGGCATCGTCGAAGGCCTCGTCGAAGACGACCATGTCGTAAGTGCGCCCGTGGCCAGAGCTGGCGCTCGAGGCAACTACATCAATCTGGCTGCCGTTCTTCCACAGTACCCGCTCGTCGCCAACCCCGCGGTAGATGTTGAACAAGAGCGACCTCATCCGAGACCGCTCAATGATCGGCGCCTGCTCCTGGATCAGCTTCTTCCTGGCGGCGTTTCCGTCCTGGGCCGTGTACCCGACGTGCTGGGCCTCCGTCCACGCCGTCGCTCGCCAGCACTCGACCCCCATGATCAGGGTGGTCTTTCCGTTCTGGCGCGGGACTAGGACGATCACCTTGCTGTACGCGAGGCTTCCGTCGGGCAGCAGCTCGAGGGACACGTCCGCGACCAGTCTCTGCCACGGGGTCAAGGGCCTTCCGAGGAGTCGCGCGACGTTGGCGACCTCTTCCCCGCGAGTTGGCCGCATGGGGGACCTGGCCGTCGCCCACCTTGGCGAGCACGAGGTCGAGGACGGCTTGCGCCTCGTCAATACCGCGGTCATCCGTCCCCTTCCTAATCTCGATCTCGGCCCCGCGGTACTCCATCCAGATGCCCGGGCCCGCGCCGGCATCGACCAGGACGGCCAGGCTCAACAGGATTTGGACCTTGGCCGAGTCGGAGGGCCGCAAAGCACCCTGCGCTCGCAGCGCGGCGACCGTCTCCTCCGCCGCTGCTCGGTTGGGGCCCACCGTCGCGTCACGCGAGTTCAATGGATGGTGCCCACCCCGAGTTTTTCCAGCTATAAATAATTTGAC